GATGGAATAAGAATTTGTTCTTTTGGATATTTTATTTCTATTTCGGTATTATACAAATGACGAAATAACATTCTAAAAGATTCTTCACTACCTTTTGAAGAATAAAAATCTTTGATATGCTTTAGAAAGTATCGGTCATTAACATTATTGGTTCTTGGTAAGTTTATACCAAATTCTTTCCATAGTTCATCTACAAACTTATCAAGAGTAGTATCTAAGTCTCTTACAGAATCGAAACTTTGACCAATACCTTTCTTTTGTTCTTCATTTAGATGTTTATAATATAATTCTACAAATTTAATAAAAGCTGGATAGTCTTCCCGAGTAAACTCAGGAAACTGATTTAGTATAACAGAAACAGCTGGTATCTTATAAGTCATTGTTATCTACTTGCTGTGAAAGTATGAGTTAAGCCAGAACTACCAGATTCTGGAATTGCTGTTACAGTCAAAGTTGATGGATTGATTCTAACAATATGGTCCCTAACTGATAGAATATCATTGGATTGCATTTTGAAAGAAATTGTCAAATCGGAACTTGCTAATCTTGTAATATGTAATCCAGATAGTGATAATTTACCAACTGAATAATCAATGATTCCCTGTAATGTATTGGTAATTATTGGTTGTAAAGATACGGAATCAATATAGTATCTTTGGATATTCCCATATCCATCATCTTTCAAATATTGAATATTAGCATCACCAAACACATAGAATCCAGAAGAAGTAACTGCTTCCTCAGGTGTACCTGCACTATAGACAGGATTATCAATGTGGAAAATGTAGTTAGTTGTAACATTGAATTTTACTGGTAAGATTCTATCGATGGTTAAAGTTGATATATTACTATTGATAGCAATGTCTGACCCATCTATAGCAGCCATCAATTTTGAATATCTGAATACGGAATCAAATTTCTTCAAATTGGTATTGTTGTAATCTAATATAGCATTAGTAGCAGCAACAGAAATATCATATGCAGTTTTTGAAGTTGTATCTGAATTGTAGTATACGGTAGTATTGAGTTTAATATTCAAATAAAATGGTTCAACAAATTCCGGAACAATCGTTACAGTTTTTCTTGATTTCAATATGTCATTTTTAATGATATCTTTTTCAGCAGTTGTGAGTGCGCCGTTATATTTTGGCAGTATGGAAATAAACACTTTACCATAAACTGGAGGAATATTATCATCTCCTCCCCACACATTAATGGAATCGATATTTGGAAACTTTGCAATAAGCAATGAACGATAATCTTCGGAAGTTACTGCTCTGTTGTTAGCATTATAAAGACGTGGCGCATTGAACTTGATATCTTCAATAGTTTCAGCATCACCACCACCACTAGATGTAGTCAATGTGACAATGTTTGTACTACTACCAAGACCAGTGGTATTGAATACTCTAGCACCATTAGCATTAGCTCTATTGGATACCATGTAGTTCATTACAATCATATTGCCGTTACTTACAGCACGACCAATTCGTCCATTACCAAATTGAATTTCATACTTACCACCTTCAATTTCCTTAATGAAGTATACTGGTTCATCTACTTGAACTGATATGATATCATCAACTTGACTGAATTTAGTTTTTACGCTTGAGTTTGGATTGTCATAGACATCCACAGTTAGAGTAGAAATATCACAGTTCTGATTGGATATAATATAACTTGTAGTATCCGATACAATGTATGATTGAGTTAACGGAATACCTTCAGTTAAAACGACATTAGTAAACTTATAAGTGCCGCCATTATTCTGAGCAACAGCAGGTGCCAAATTGTAGAACGTATATGTTGTTCCGTTTACAGTAGTAGTAAATGGAGTATTAGCAGAAAGTGAATACAATCCAGGATTTCCAGTGACGCCAGATACAGTAATATTAACTGTAGATTTGGCAGAAGTTGCTGATTTTGGTAAGTAACCCAATTCAAATGCTTTTGATACAACACTATTTCTTTTAACAGCAGAATCTAAGAATGCTTCATTGATTGCAAGATTAGTATAAAGTGCATTATAATGAGTATTATATGCTAGAACGTCCAGAAGCAAAGCAAGACCAGAACCCTCAAAGTTATAATCTGATAGTTCGGTCTGACCTTGAAAGAAGGTTTTCAGATTGGATTTTATACCATCAAAATCTAAATCTTGAGTTGTGATTTTGTTATTGGCCACGGCACTTCCTTATGGTTATCGTGTTCGATTAAGAACTAAATCTATTTTTAGTGGTTCTGTTGTATTTATTATCTGGAATATGATTGAAATATTTACAGAATATGATTCTGGTTTCATATCGACAACTACATCCAACAACTGAACTCTAGGTTCATAAGCATTCACGGTATTGATAATGGACTGCTTCAACTTGATATGAGTAATTGGATCCGCAGGTTCAAACATTAATGCTTTTACCTGAGAACCTAGTTTACTATTGAAAGGTCTTTCATGATTCATAGTAAGAATCAAGTTACGTAAGGAACCTTTGATAGCATTAGCATCATATCTTAATGCTATATCACCAGGAGTAGAATACTTCAATTGAGTACCAGAAACTTGAAGTGATTGCGTACTATTAGCAATGAGCGTAAGTTGAGTATCAGATTCTATTGATTTGATTTTACCAATGAATGAACCATTAATGTAAAGATTATCATTGGGTTTAATCATATAGGAAAATAGAGTATTGGAACCTATTACGATTGGTGTAGTATCTTCACAAGTTATTAAGGAATCCGTATCCACAGGAACATCGTATCTATCTTGAGACGATGCTACTGGATTGAAGTTTAAATCTATGTCCGAAAAGGTGCGAGTGTTTTTCATTTATTATCCTGCAAATACGTCTGTTGAACCTGAAGATATTGAACCAGAATCAGCACTATCGGTGTCTCTAGCAATAGCAATCCCGTTTACAAATACTGAACTTGATGCTGAAGTTATTGAAGCAGTATGAGGAACACAACTATCACCAACTGGATATGTGTGAATAGTTATAGTATCTCCCAATCTACATGCACCTTTATTGTTTATCAATACATCAGATGAACACTTGTCGGTTGTGGTCGTTGACGTGCAACCATGACCAGTCGATACAGTATCTGTACCTGAACCTCGTGCTACTCCTTTACTTGCCATTTTATTTCCTTAATAATGTTGACAAGACCCATTAGAATCGTATATAATATATCTAATGGGTCTTTTCAATACATTTGTTAATTAATCCTTTGCAAAGAACTTAAATAAACCTACTTGAGTTCCTGGTTTACCAGATGATGTTACTGGAGTATTATTAATCATAGTAAATGCACGTTTCTGATTACCTTGGGTTGAATATGAAACATGAATCCAATTAGAAGCACCAGCATTTTGATATTCAAATATCAATTGATTATAAGGTAATATTTTTTCTAGTTTCATCACCAAAGTATACATTTCTGTAATAGATCGTTTTGGATGCAATTGGAAATCACATGCACGACCTTTGTTATGATCTGAACCATCACCCGAACCTGGAACATTACCAGGATTACGCAAACCGGAATTTATTTTCCAAGTGCCATTACTACTCATGTCAGTACAGGGTCCTAATAGATCGTATATTGGTTCAAGGACATTTTCACATAATGCTGCCAAATTAGCAACCAATTCTTGTTTAGTGTACATGCGAGTAGGTGTTCCAGCTTTTTCACTTTTACCACCAGGCAGTGTCTGATCTCGTAGCACATTCTTATCCTTAATGAGCATTCCAAGAGTAAAGTGTTTGGATAGTTGGTAACTCATTGGGAAATCAGTTTTAGAATCAATTTCAGCTTTCTTATCAGAAGATAATCCTTTTGATGAACCCGAACCACCTGACAATGCGGGTGCATCTTCTCTTGCCCCACTATCATTATTGATTGTATTAACTGAAGGTTGTCTATTTGACAATTCATCCTTTGCTTCTTCTGTATTATTTTGAGCAGCAATTGCTTTAGCACCTTTTACGCTAGAAGCATCTTCTTCAGTGTCATATCTCATTTCTGATATTCTATCAGGTGATGGTAAATTATCCAATATTGTGTTATTTGGTATTGCTACTGGAGGAACTACTAATCTTCCTTTAGAAACACCTGCTGCTTGAAGTGACGTTTTAGTTTCAATTGGCTGATCAGCATATTTCTTATCATATACATCTGGAGTAGTTCCACCAAATAATCCTTTAATATCATCTGACAATGGTAACTTATTAATAACAGAATCCATTACCGATTCGCTTAAAGTATTAGGATTAAATTCTCCTGCTGGATTAAGTGACGTATCAACCAATACATGTTCTTCTGTATTAGATTTAGTATCACCTTTAAAGTCTACTGGTTTCTTAGGAGTTCCTAATTTATCCAATGTTGGTATTGTTTCATCAGGATTGTTAAGATTAATTTTTGTTCCTTTAGCACTTAATTGACCACCAGCATTCAATTTCAGAGTTTCAGTCGTTTCAAATTGAATAGATTTGGCTTTAATTTGGTAAGCACCATCTGTTTCTATTTTGATATCACCTGAAAGTTTCATAAGAGTTTCAGCAGTAGATTGAGTATCTCCACCTTCCATACTGATATTCTTTTGAGTCTTCAATTTTAATGCATCATTGGATTCGAGTGACATAGTACCAATAGTACGAATATTGAATGTCTTGCCAACTTCAAGATTATAGTTACCTTCAACAAGAACATTCATATCGCCACCGACAGCAATATTCAAGTCTTTAGCAACACCAATATTAGCATCATTATGAAGAATGATAT